TCGAACATAAGCTCAACAGCAAAGAATGGGAATATTTCATCAAGCTCAACAATGTTTTGTATCTGCTCAAGGTTACGGCTCATGGGATCACCTGTACGCAAGCGAATGTAATGCCATAGAAGGAAGCATTATCTATCGACCAGTCTTGCTCACCTGAGTTTAAACGCCAACGACCAACTGTATTTGATGTTACTACTATTGATCCATCTGTTGGTGCTGTAACCATGTTAGGCCAGATGTCCAATGTAGCTTGACCAGAGCCGTTTGTATCTACTTGCTGTAATACCTTGTGGAGTGTAGCTGTTGATGCAGCACCTAGTTGAATATAATCACCAGCCTTCATCCAACCTGTAATGTTGTTACTACACCCATCAATGGAAATTGAAGACCCTGTTTGGTTAGCCCCATTTACAACTGGTGAACCACCTAAAGCCCCTCTAGCTGTAAGACGGTTAGGATCACCCATTAAGAATGTACCAGCACGACCATTCAAGCTAAGAAGCCAAGCAATCCATTCTTCAGCATTCTCATACTTCATTGGTGGTAGTTGAACTTCAGCTTCCCACCTTTGACCAGTATGATTGTGTATTTGTTGCTTATAAGTAAAGGGACTCATGGTCATAGCAGTTTGGTTTACTGCACGAAGCGTAATATTAGCTATGCCTGTAGCTGTAGGTAAATCTCTGGGGTAACTAATAGCCATTAACTAAACGCCTTTCCAAATGCTCCACCACGCCTCTTAGCGTCCAATACAGCAGCTTTAGATGCTTCCGCTATTTGAGGCATAAGACCCATGACTTCAGCACGTACTGTTTGTTGTACGCCTGTAGTGACGTTGATATTTTGGTTTATCGTAACTGTGTCACCACCAGTACCTTGACCTTTAGTGTGGTCTACTACAGTCTCTCTAGGGTGTAGCATAGCCATAAAGCCACCCTTACCGTCTAAGCCACCTGATCTTGGGCCTGAGCCTGTATATCCACCACCGTCAAAATAACCTAAAGGCGCTCCTGATAATGTTGGCCCTTGTTGTGGACCAGCTAAACCCCCCATAATAACACCTTTAAGAGATTGAACTGCTTTCTCAACAACCATGATGCGATATAGCTCTCTAATGATGTCCCTAGCCATAGACCTGAAGGCATCTTTAGCTGAAGTAGTTCCGTCCACTATAGACATAAAGAAGTCATCAAAAGGTGCAATTAATTTGTTTGCAGTATCCTCTAGTTTCTGAGTTTCTTCGTTTTGCTTCTGAATAGCCGCTCTTATCTTCTCTCTTTGTTCTAGCTCTCGTTGTCTCTCAGCCTGTCTAGCGGCAGCTTCAGCTTTCCTTGCAGCGGCGGCAGCTATCCTATCTCTCTCACTTTGACCTTGACCCAGTTGGTTCATAGACGCTTGCATAGCTCGCATGAAACTTAATTCATTAGCTTTTGCAGTTGCAATATTATCAGCTTCTTCTCTTAGTTGTTGGCTAGTAGTTAGTTGCTCTCTTAATATCTTAGCATTTTCTACATTAATATTATTCTGAGCTATGTACTCTTCTAACTTCATCGATTCAAGTTGATTCATGCCTCTCGCTAGAGACTGCTCATCCTGATGGAAATTCTTTTTAACTGTTAATAAATCTATTTCAGCTTGTAAAGTTTGAAACCTTATATCGTAAGCATCTTGGGTCTTCTTCTCTTCAGCAATAACTTCTTTTACCTTCTTTATCTTGAGAGTTTTAATCCTCTCTTCCATCTGAGACACTTCATCAAATCGCTCTTGAGCAGCCGCTTGGTTAGCCGCATTAACAGCCTTATTACTTGCTTCAGCAGATTCAATTGCTTCTCTTTGTTGTAAAAGTGCTATCCTCTCTTGAGCTTTCTTAACAGCTTCTTCTGCTGCCTTAACATCAGAATCTATTGTAGGTAAGTTAAGAAGTGAATTAAACCAACTGTCCCCAGTTTCAACTTCAGGGGTAGCCTTTAAAACTTTCTTTAACTCTTCTAACTCTGTTTTAGTTGTTACTAGGTCTTTTTTTGCTTGCTCAAGGGACTCAGAAGATAAAAGCTGCTCAACAGTCATACCTGCTGCTGCTGCTCTTTGAGTAAGGACAAACTTCTCAAGAGCTTTGTCTAGGCTTTCTATTGTACTTTTAGCTGCATCTGCTGATTTTGCTGTCTTATCTAAAGCCTCATTGCTTCTCATCCAGTAAGCACCAAAAGCTGTTACTAGGGGAATGATAATACCAAGGCTGGCAGATAAACCAATAGCGGCAGTTGCCGTTATGCCAAGTTGAGTAGCTACAAGAGGTAAGACGCCAACTAACTGAGAGGCCTGTTGACCGAAAGCTACAAAGACATTAGTTCCAGATTGAACTTGCACTATAAAGTCACTTACCTGATAACCCGCTTGTTGAGTAACTACACCCATCCTATTACTAGCTTTAGTAGCTGCCATTTGAGTTTGCTCAAAGGCTTTTGTAGAAGCAGTGGCTCTATTCAAGGCGTTATCTACTTGTTGAATGCCTTGAGAGTACTGTTGAGCAGTTATTTTACCCTTATTAAAAGCTCTATCAAGTTTACCGTAACCTTTTTCTAACCTAGCTACACGATCAATACCTTTCAATACTGAGGTATCATCTACTTCAATACTTACGTTAATATCCGCTAAGTCAGCCATTCATCGTACCCATAAAGACTACATCAACACGTTTTATTGCTTCTATTTCCCAAGAAGACAATGGTGTATCTGTAAGCTCCTTCCATGTTTTTATTTCTTGATAACTTATCGGGTTTGGGCCTGAGAACCCCATCGTTCTACTTGCGTTTAATACAATAAAGGCAGACCAAACATGAGACATAAGCAATGGGAAGTCGGGGCCATCTAATGCTTTTGGTCTGTGTCCAGTCTGCCTTTCTACTTGTTCTAAGTGTTCACGTTCTGATGTGCCTGACTTGTCTGGTCTACTTATAGAGAACTCATGCTCTGCGTAGTCAACCAGTTCTTCAATCAGGCCTTCGTAAAATCCAGAGAGTTAGCTACTGCTTCCTCAATCTGATCTCTTATCCAGAATACTTCAGCGTAAATCTCTTTGGCTTTAGCGATAGAGAACTTAGGTTTAGAACCACCATAAGTAATCTTCCAGCCTTTAGTAGTTTTAGCAAGTAAGTCTAAGGTAGCGTCCTCTAGGTCTTCTGCTGTAATCTCTACCTTCTTCTTATTCTGTGCTTGCTTCAGACGTTTGTTGGTTTGCTCATGTACAGCAGCCTTATACTCTTTGGAGTGTGGTGCATATACAGTGATAACCATTGGTGTATCGTCGTCATTATTCAAGACATCAAAGCTAGTAGGGTGTACAATAGTGACATCTACAGTGTCGCTGGTCGGGGTTAAATCTAGTAAGTCCATGTCGAGTTTCCTTATTGTCGGGGTGAAAAGTTGTCGGGTTAGTTTATTAAAAGGGGAAGCATCAGACCCGACACCAATGCCTCCCCACCCTAGCTAGGGAACTTATGCAGAGCGAGTAATAACTAAGTTACTTGCGTCTGTTGTGTTGTAGAGTGCTACGAATGACAGAGAGATAACACGGCTAGTTGGGCCATCTACACCTACGTCTGCACTGTTGATCTTAGCCCGTGGGAATGCGAACTTCATAGTATTGCTACCATCACCCACAGTTACCTCAAGCTCAGTTTCAGTCTCATTCAAGAAGCGGTTGATCAAGGCTGCATCCTCAAAGTAAGCTGAGATAGTGCCTTCGACTTCTGCACGACCAACCTCTAACTGTGGCGCACTGTCGCTACCAATTACGAAGGTAGGTGCGAAGGAGTTAGTTAGAGTAAAGTCCATACCAGTTACGATAGCTGCTGTAGAGGGTGTACCATTGACGTCACCGATAGCTAATGTACCTGAGTAGGCATCGAATGGAGCAGCACCTGATGCGGCTTGCTGTGTCTTCTCAGTAGCACTAATAGCCATATCCTTACCAACCATACCGTAGGTAGCTGTTACCATTTGGTTAGGGGCTAGGGAGATACCCATAGTAGAAACTGTCATACCTGTGAACAAACGAGCTTGGTCGATGTCAGCAGCATAGTCTTCAATAGAGAAGAACTTAGGTGTTGTACCAACCTTAAGAACGTTAGTTGAAAAGGTATTCAACATAGCTGACTGTAAAAAATCATCATAGTCAGCATCACGTAAGTCAGCAACAATGTCACCAGCAACTTGACGGTTACCATGACGGTCAACACGAGGCATACGGTCAGCTTGAATGTCAGTACCAGCTACACGATCTTTACTTAAGTTTAAAGAGTGTGTGCTGAAGGGTAAGTTTGTAAAGTCACCAGCAGGAGTCGTACCGAATGTGCTTTCCACAATGTACGATAGGCTGGAACGAGAACCTTGTGCGAAGGCCATAATGTATTCTCCTAATTATTATAAACGTACCATCCGATATTAATCGGAACGTAGTACCAAGGCGCATCTAAGAAACCTTGCTGCCTTTCAGCGTAGTCAATAGATACAGTTATTGTTTCATCCCCAGTATAGGAGATTTTAGTAGTTGCCTCAAAAGCCTCTAAGATAGTATTAGCTAGGCTATCAGCAGTGGCGGGGCCATTACCTTCTGGGGTGTAGGCAGTTACAACAAACACACCATCGTATCTCTGTTGTGGGTTTAAACCTCTTACAGCGGGTCTGCGGAGTGTAGGGAGAAAATTAGTCTGTAGGTAGCTTGTACCTGTAGTTGGGCTAAATGAGACATTCTCATAAGCTATACCTGTAGGTAAATTAGAGGTATTAGCTAACTTGTTCTCAAGTGCTGCCCGTATGTCATTATAGATACTAGCCATGAATATTTCTCACTTGAGTATAAACGTAATAGCCTTGTCTTTTCCAATTAGGCCCACCGTATTCTACTGCCTGAGCGTGAGGGCTATCATTACGAAGGGTTATTCTTGATGTATCAGATAAATCTAAAGCATTAATGTCTTGTACTAGATTATCTAAACCCTCTTGACGCATAGACTGTTGGTTTTGTTTCTTAGGCTTATTACGAGAGGATTTACCACGACCCCTAGAGCTTGTGTTAGTCTTGAAAGAGTGTGATGTAACATAAGCACCAGTATCTACAGGAGACAATCTAACAGCAGTTTGTGCTATGTCTATTAGAACATCTCTAACCTTGTCTTCAGCAGTTTGCTCAAGTAGAGCTAGTTTCTGTTTAAGAGAAGGATTAACCTTGAGTGTTGCCTGTA